AGAAAGGATAAATATTTTTTTGAAAAGATGTCTCGTCAAAAGAAAGATGAGGACATTGTAGATTACTTCACTGCTATTTTCTCTCAATGTGATGATCCACAAAAGATGTGGATTGGAGAGATCATAGAAACAGGTGAAGATAAATATAACACTTGGAAGAAAAGAATACAGAGTTTAAATTATCTTTTCCGACAAGAGATGACAGATCTGTGTCATGACAAAGAGTTTAATTCTTTGTTTGATTGTAAGAACGGCAGACATCCAATAATTATTAAAGAACATTTAAAAAAAAGTATCACAGTAGAAACATTAGTGATACTCGATGGATTGTTAAAATATAAGAAAGACTTTGATGCTAAGTTAGATGATTTTGTGTGGAAAACCGTTAGCATGAAACTTGATAAGTATAAACCATTTTTGTTAAATAATATTAACCTCGCAAAGTATAAACAAACTCTCAAGGAGATAGTCGTTCGATGAGTGATTTTTTCGATTCTCAAATAGTCAAAGAAAGTCTTGAAGATATTAAAGAACTTCAAGATCTAGTTCAAACTAGTATCATTGATACTGCTTTTGCTCCTATTACTGGGTATCAAGAGGATGAGTTAGAACAACTTGATTTAATTGAAGAGTTATTAGAGAAACAAAAACTCATGTATTTTCGATGCAAACTTTCAGAGGATAAAGATGCATTATTAGTTGCTGAAAATATGAGAGACTCTTTGAGACAGATGGGCATGCCTAGAGGTGCGACTGTAGAACAGATGTTTGATAAGTTAAAAGGACAAATCCGACAATTAAAAGAGACGCTTGACAACTAAATAGTAGTGTGTTATATTAATTTTGTAAGGACGCTTACATCGGGAGTGACTGAATAAACTTGCTGGCATACGTCTAGTTAAGGTGATGAGTTAGAGGTGGTGCTCGCTGCTGGGAACAGTAGAACTACAAACCAAGTAGAACTCAGGTCTGATGGTCTTTCTAACTGTAGAAATGCCCCATCAGTGTTGGAACACAGAAACCCAACCTCCCTCTTTAACACAAATAAAAAGTAAATCTAATAGAATCTAATGTCTTTTTCTAATCTTAAAAAACAATCCTCACTTGGTTCTCTGACTGCAAAACTTGTTAGTCAGGTGGAAAAAATGAATAAAGGTTCAAACGGTGTAGATGATCGTTTGTGGAAGCCAGAAGTTGATAAAGCAGGTAATGGTTATGCAGTAATCAGATTTCTCCCTGCACCAGATGGAGAAGATTTGCCTTGGGCAAAACTCTACACTCATGCGTTCCAAGGAACTGGTGGTTGGTTTATAGAAAATTCATTGACAACACTTGGTCAAAAAGATCCAGTCTCTGAGTATAACTCACAACTCTGGAACTCAGGTGTTGATTCAGATAAAGAAGTTGCAAGAAAACAGAAGCGTAAGTTATCTTACTACAGTAATGTTTATGTTGTAAAAGATCCTTCAAACCCATCGAATGAAGGTAAAGTATTCTTGTTTAGATACGGAAAGAAAATCTTTGACAAGATAACTGCTGCAATGCAACCTGAGTTTGAAGATGAAACTCCAATCAATCCATTTGATTTCTGGGCGGGTGCAAACTTCAAAATCAAAATCAAAAAAGTTGCTGGATACTGGAACTATGACTCATCTGAGTTTGCTGCTCCTGCTCCACTTCTCGATGATGATGACGCAATGGAAGCAGTCTGGAAACAGGAACACTCACTCGCTGAGATTGTTGCTCCAGATCAGTTCAAGTCATACGAAGATCTTAAGAAGAGATTGGATTATGTTCTTGGTCTAACTATTGCACCAAAGAGACAAGATCCAGAGGTTGCTGACGAAGAATTTGTTGCAACTCCAAGTGAAGAACGTGCAGTTATTGACACAACCCCATCCTCTGTGAATACAGATGAAGATGAGGAAGATGCACTCAGCTATTTTGCAAAATTAGCTGAAAATTAGGAAATAACCCGAAAAAAATTTCGGGCCATTTTTTACGCCAGAGGTCGCTTAAAACGACCTCTTTTTTATGGCGAAATTATGCGTGGATTTTCTGTTTTTTTAAGAGTTTCACTTACAAATTGTCTTGATGGTTTATATTCCATAATGTTTTCAAAATCCTCTAAGAAAAAGTTCAAATATTCTTCTCTTAAAATATTAATATCTCTTTTCTTATCATTTAAACTAGTTTCATGTTGAAGAAAGGAAACTGATGTTTTATCAGTTCTTGTCCTATAAGATCCGTTGTCTATGTAAGTAATTGAATGATTTTCTGGAACAATTAAACCCTCTGGTTGAATTAGTTTGCCATTTGAGTCACGAATAATTTTAGTTTCATAATGATGAATATTTGATAATTCTTGTTGAGTGTATTTTTCATTTAAATAAGTTAAAAAATCCTGAGAACTCATTGGCCATTCATCTCTCACATGAACAATATTATTTGTGGTTAAGATAACCCAATCAAGTCCAGAGTCTTTATAAAAACTATATGCAAGTTGATCTGGTCTTTCATCGCCAATAACTGAGTATTTTTCAAATGCAACAACCTCATCAAAAATATCATCACGAATTATTGCTCTTTTAAATATGTTCTTTACAATTTTATAATCATAAATTGATTGTCGATCATTCGCTAGAGATGGATAATCTAAATCAGGTAATTGTCTGAAATAACTGTATGGTGATCCTGAGTATGTCATTTTAGTAACCTACGCTGTCTTCTGGAGTAACTTCTTGATCTCCTTGATAAATTGGTCTAAGTTCAGTAAAATTAAGATCCACTTTCAGTGCAACTGGTTGTGAATCTCGATACGCAGACCAATATCCATTTGGAGCATAATCAACATTCATAGTTGTCAATGCAAGCCCGCCTGGATTAAATCTATTTACAGTATTTAAAACGTCTTTATCAGTTTTACCGTTTTTATACTGCAATGTGAATACGTCGGGAGCCTCTAAGAAAACTCGATTTCTAAATTTAGGTGCCATACCTAATTTAAATTCACGAATTATTTTTCTAATTTCTGCACCTTCTTCCTCGCTTCTTGCAATCATCACAAAACTAAATGAAAAGTCTCTAATTACAGGCCCTTGAAATAACATCTCTGCATTTGGATTTAAAACTTGACCACCTGTTCTTGCTAAAAATGTATCTGCGTCTAAATCTGTACCAAACGCATTGTTAGCTAATTGAGTTACTTGACTAGCGGCTTGAGCTTGAGTGAAAGACGCGGCTGATCCAAGAATATCAGGCCCCATTCCTCTTGGCCCTGATTCATTTCTTGCTCTTCTATCAATTTCTCTCTGAAGATCAGTTTTTCCAGTTAATCTTCCTCCAAGAGAGGCTATTCTAGCTGTGCCAAGAGCAGCGATACCAGATGCAGTTAATTCACTTTTTCCCCACTCAACTCCATTTACATCGGTTGCTTTTGGCATTGGTAGTATAATAGTTGCAAGTTGTGTGCTGCCTTTTACACTATCACCAGCGACATTAACTGTTGGTGCAACTAAAGGAGGAAAGAATTTTTGTTTATGTGGTGGTTTGCTCTGGTTTATATCTGGTCGAGAATATCGATATCTTACAATTTTCATATGATCCTGAGATGGATCGATATCAAATGGATATGCTAAAATTTTACTTTTGTATTTTCCAAAAGAAAAGGGGCCAATACCGAATCTTTTTCTTGTTTGTCTTTGATAATCACCCACAGCACTTCCTCTAGAGTTAGAGTATGCTATACTTCTTGATTTATTATTATCAACAAATTGTTCATTATTTTCTTTTTTCTCTTCTCTTTCATGTTGTGATATGAGTACATCTGTATCAACATCAATTATTTCTTCATACCCATTTATATTTCCACCAAATTTATTTACATTGTACGCATTTAAAGCATCATCACTATCTTGCAAATTTTCAAATTCTTGACTCTGAGGATCAAGAGAGGCTCCATCTTTTTTTATGCCGATCAGTTTTTGATCTGCACCAAATTCAAAAGATACTTTTGAACCATCGTCTTGTGTATAGACTCTGCTTTTTGACATTAGTTTTTGTTGTAAATTCGATCTCTTGGAACTGGGATGCCCCTCATATCAACAAATCTCTCAGTTGGCACTTGTGCTACATCTGACCATTCACTATTTGGAATACGGTATGGTGTTCCTCTTACGCCTGTATAAAGATATTTATGTAGAGTTCTAGGAGGAACTGCGACTGCACCTTGAGCAGAGTTATTTAGTAAGCTTATTGCAAGTTCGTCTCTTTGAGTCAATCGAACATAGTGTAGATTGCATCCTAAGAAACCACCTGTTCGCATTTCAATCACATATGCGAGTGGATACATGTCATAATAAGGTTGTTTTGTTTGTGCTTGATAGGTAAAAAAATACAATTCGCCAGGTGCAAATCCAGCAGTATCTGCATAATCAGTTTCAAAATTAGTCGAAACAAGTTCTTCAAGCAAACGACGACGAAAAAATTCCTCATTGACTTGATTGCCTACTGTATCTAATATTCTTTGTAGAATACTCATCGAATTCCTAGTTCTTTTTCAGTCATAATTTTAAATTCTAATTTACGATCATCACAAAACTCTCTCGCTGCTTTCCATTTTGCTTGATTTTTAGCGTAGGTCATTGATTCGTTGATTAATGTTTTTCTTGACTTTCCTTTCGTCACTTTTGGTTCTCTCGTTTCTCTCATCGGTTTCACTTCAATCACTGATCTACGAATATTATTGTCTTTATCTTTATACTTAATAAAAAAGTCTGGAAAATATCTACGAACTCGATTTGTTGTTGGATCTTTGTATGGTATCCAAAATTCTTCAGATGCCCATTCAAGTATATTTTCATTCAAATCGCAGTAATTCATGAATTTTCTCTCCCAAAGAGACCGATAAACTATGTTTTGAGAGTCTCCTTTATATTTTTTGGGATTTGAAGGTCGATATACCCCTTTATAGCTCATATATAGTAATAACAATCCAAATTTATTTATCGTGTCAGAAAATAATTTATTTCCACGAAGATCAGAGATAATCAAAGGTAACATTAGAGATGTTAGAGATAGTGTTGCTCGACCATCATTAGACACCTTTTATCAAGTTAATTTTTCATTTGGAAAATTTTCCACATGGTTGAAAGATTCTCCAGTAAAAGATTTAGCTGTTAAAAGATCGCAAGGTCGAAACTTTATGCAGAAGATGTCCATATTATGCACTCAAGCTGAGATTCCAGGCACAAGTTATGTAGAATCAACTGCAATTGGACATCATCAAGGAATTCAAGAAACATTTCCTAATCTTAGAAATTTTCCTCCGTTAAATCTTGTTTTTTATTGTGATGCTGACATGATAATTTTAGAAGTTTTAGAAACTTGGATGACATATATTAATCCAATTCAAACAAATAAAAGAAGTTTAAATGCATATTCACGTTTTAATTATCCAGATGATTATAAAGAAATTATTCACATTACAAAATTTGAAAGGGACACTTTCATAGATCCTAATAAAAATCAATCAGGATCTTTTGGTGGTAGAAGTAATGATAGAAAAACTCCTAGAGAGTATAAATCTAATTTAACAAGTTATGAATTTGTAAATATTTGGCCAACTAATTTAACATCAATGAGAGTTGCCTATGGCGATTCAAATGTGTTAAGATGTAATGTACAGTTTGCCTATGATAGATTTTTCACAAGATTTGATTATCAGGATCCAAATCAGGCTGTTTTAAACACATCTGAGGGTATCATTAATTCAAATGATCAACAAGTTCAACCATTCCCTGTTAGAAGAGAGGATGGAAGATTTACTACTACAGGAACCACTTCTATTCTTCCTCTTGGAGGAGTTTAAATTTACTAAATTAATAAATTATGCCTTTACCAACAATTGAAACCCCAACTTATGAGTTGAAATTACCTTCATCAAATAAAAAAATTAAATATCGACCTTTTCTTGTGAAAGAGGAGAAAATTTTAATCATAGCTTTAGAATCTAAAAATCAATCTGAAATTACAAATGCTGTAACGGATGTTTTAAAGAAGTGTATTCTCACAAAAGGCATCGATGTTGATAGTCTTCCAACATTTGATATAGAATATGTTTTCTTGAACATTCGTGCTAAATCAATTGGTGAAGATATTAAAATGACAGTCACATGTCCTGATGATAATCAAACCCAAGTTCCTGTGACAATATATGTGGATGAGGTTAAAGTTCAAAAAAGAAAAGATCATAAAACTGATATTGTTTTAAGTGATACAATGACTCTTCGGATGAAATATCCATCATTAAATCAGTTTGTACAAACTAATTTTGATGTTGAGGATGATGCAAAAACTGTCGTTGATAAAACATTCAAAGTTGTTTCTGATTGCATGGACACAGTTTTTACAAATGAGGATGCTTGGGATGCAAAGGATTATTCTGCACAGGAGAGACTTGATTTTATACAACAATTAAATTCAAAACAATATAAGGAAGTTGAAAGATTTTTTGAGACGATGCCAAAATTATCTCATACAATTGAAGTTGAAAATCCAAATACGAAAAAGAAAGGAAGTGTAGTTTTGGAGGGCTTAGCCGATTTTTTCGGATAAGTATTGCACGAGAGAATCTTGAAACATATTATCGTGTCAATTTCTCTCTCATGCAATACCATAAATATAGCTTGACGGAGCTTGAAAACATGATGCCTTGGGAAAGAGATATTTACTTAGCTCTTCTTCAAGAACATGTTGAAAGTGAAAATCTAAAGAGACAACAAATAGAGGGCGTCCAAAGATATGGATGAGGAAGGATTAGAAACAACTGGTAAAAGAATAACCATTAATAATTTTTTTGACTCTATCGAGGATATTGATAGAGTATCTACTAATGCAATACAAAAGGTAACAGATCAACAAGCAACGATTGAAGGTTTAACTGAATCAATATCAGAAATAAAATTAGAGATCGCAGAAATTCAAGAGTTTATAAAATTTCAAAAAGATCAAGATGAGGATAGACGTTTAGAAGAGGAGGATGCAAAACAAAAACAAGAGATGACTGAAAGAGCCTTGGCGGTTCAAGGTGGTGAAAGTGGTGAAGGTGATCAATCTCCAGAGGATCAAGGAGTTTCGTTTGCTGAAAATGCAAAAGAAAAAAATATTGCAAATCCAAAAGATAAAAAAGGATTTTTTGGATCACTTCTTGGACTTTTTGGATCTTCATTGCTTCAACTCCCTGCAGCTGCGTTAGGTATTGCAGACCATAGTTTAAGTCTTAATAAGTTTAACAAGGGTGGAAAAGTAGAAGATAATGATAACATCACTACTAATAATAATGAAGATAGTGTTTTAGCTGCATTAACGCCTGGAGAATTTGTTGTAACAAAAGATGCAGTCAAAAAAGTCGGTGTTGATACTTTGAAAGGAATCAACGCTGCTGCTGGTGGAACAAATAAACCTAAACTTTTGGAAGGCACTCTTGGTAAAGGGCCTGCTGCAAAGTTAGGTGTGATGAGTAAGGAATTTCTTGGGTTTGACGAAGAGGGAGATATGAAGACAGCAGAGAAATCAATGCGTATGACCGATGAGGGATTGGAAAAAACATATTTTGATAATACTACAGACATTTATGAATTATCATCTGATAATGAATACTTATATAGCAAAGATGAAATGATTGGTTCTGGTCTGTCCAGTGAGACAATAGAGAAATACAATGTAGAAGAAACTTACGATGATGGAGCTGAGAGTGCTCTCACTGGTGAAACTACAATTAAATCTATGATGGTGGCCATTGGAATTCCTGATTTAATCGCTCATAAAAATCAACTTATGAGTGAAATTAATAAATTGAAAGGATTTGAGAAGGTCACTTTTGAACAATTTATGAACAAGGAACATGGTATTCCGCAAGAATTATTACTTCCAATTCTTTACAGAAGCGACGCATCAAAGGCTACAAGGAAAAAGCAGGATAAAGCTCGAAAAATGGACAAAAAATATGGAGTGCAACCAGCATCAGCGTATGGAAATTCTCTTGGATATCGTCAGAATCAAATGAATCCAGCTACATATGTTTCTTCTAAAGATGAGATGGTGCAAAGAGATAAATCAACATATAAGTATGACTCTGCAAAAGATCCAACACTCGCAAAAGGAAAAAAAGGAGTAAAGGGATTTAGTGAAGGTGGATTAGTTGGAGAGGATATTGAATCAGGGGATAATCCTTTTGCAGGCATTCTCTCGCCTTTTGTTGATAAATTTAAAAATTTTGCAGAGGGTCTTGAAAAATCACCTCTAGGCGAATCTTTAAAAGATGAGAAAATACCAAAATCACTTGAATCAATCGCCACAGATATCGGAACAAAAATAGATCCAAAAGATATTAAAGATGTTGTCATACAAACAGTTGTGAAAAAATTATTTGGTGACATAGAGCCTAGTGCATTCTCTCCTGTAAGTGACGAGGATATAAAAAGAGAAAATGAATTAGATTCTAATGGTAGAACATTTGAATTAAGTGGAGCATCAAAAGATTTAATAGGTGGTAACAAAGAATTTTTAGATGGAATACAAGGAATAGCTGATAAACATAATATAAAAGCTTCAGAATTACTAGGATTGATCGCATCAGAGTCTGGTTTTAAAACAGACGCTTTGAATGAATCCACTGGAGCTGGTGGATTGATACAATTCAAACCAGAGGTTGCAGAGGAGTTCGGAACAACTGTGGATGATATAAGAAAAATGAGTTTGTCTGAACAATTACCATTGATTGACAAATACTTATCAAAAAACTTACCAGAAAATGCGACTACATCCCAATTATATGGATCAGTTTTCATGCCTAGCTATGCTGATAAAGATCCAGATTTTCAATTGTTGGGATCAGGAGATAAATTTGATGATGGAGAGAAGATTACCTCTAGTATTAGAGCTAGATATGAAAGAAATTCTGGACTTGATTTAGATGGTGATGGATTTATAACAGTCGGAGAACTTGGATCAAGAATAGAAAATAAAATGAGTGACTTTGGTATTAAGGATATAACACCTCAGAAAGGTGGTGTGACTCCCATATTAGAAAATAAATTGGAAGACTTAACTAATAATATTTTATCAAGTCCATCAACCGATGTTGCTCAAAATATTGTTTCTCCTCAAGAAATAGCAGATCAAAATTCTCCAGCAATTGTTCAAGCAAATGCACCACAGGTTACAGATGTTGAAATAAAAGCAACTAAAACATTTATACCCTTCATACAATTAATACAAAACGAGGAGATGCAAATTAATATTGATGAATCAATGAAAGAACTTGCCAAAATCATAACCTAATGGAAACTAAATTTAAAATCGATAAATGCACTTTAGTTCCTAGAGATGGAACTGGACTAAAGGAAAATCTTGACATAGTTCGAGGAAATCCAATTATTGATTACTACGAAAGTGTAAAAAGCCCATCGATATCAATGACACTGACTTTTATTGATATTGACCAAGTGATAACCAGAGAGGGAATTTATGGTGGCGAGTCAATTGATTTATCAATCACAGTTGAGGGATTTGATGATTTTAAAATTTCATCAAAACCAAGAAAACAAAATCTAGTGTTAAATGCTGTAAGAGACGTTACAACGACAACAAATAAACAAATCGCAACTCTAGAATTTGTTTCAATGGAGTCATTGATTAATGAAACGGCAAGAGTAAATAAAAAATTTACTGGAAATGTATCACAGACAGTTGAACAGTTATTAAAGAAAGACAAAAAGGGAATCAAAACTAAAAAGAAAATATCAAAGGATAGATCCACTAATTCATATTCATTCATTGGAAATTTAAAAAGGCCATTTGATACAATACAATGGTTATGCCCGAGATCACAGTCATCTAAGAAAAATTTTGGATTTTTATTTTTTGAAACTTTAGATGGATATAATTTTAAATCAATTGAAGAACTGTTAAAAAAAGATCCAGTTAGATATGAACAACCAGACAGGCCAATTGAAGGATCTTTTAAAATTTTAAAAAATAAATTGAATCAATCAAACGATATTGGTATGAATCTAAGAATGGGAATGTATGCAAATAAAACCATATATGTTGATATTGAAAATCAGGTGACAGATGTAGTTGATTTTAAAGTAACTGAATTGGATTTAAAAAAACCTGTTAAATTGATGGATAAATTAGAGGACTCCCCATCACGATTAATGATGCGTGTAAATGACTTTGGAGTTGCACAAAAAGGATCAAAGAAGACGGATGTTCAAAAGTTAAGTGAGCTTGCCGTTTATCAAAATAAATCTTATATTAGAAATAACTTATTGTTTTCACAATCTCTGAACATATCAATTCCGTTTAATCCTGATTTGAGAGCTGGCGATATGATCGACATTAAATTACCAGTTAAAGAATCTAATAAACCAAAACAAGGTGGTGATTCTCGATCTTCTAGTGATGTTGCTCCAGTAGGAAGATATGGATCTGAAAAGGACAATGATCTTAGTGGAAAATACATGATCTCTGAATTAAGACATTTAATCGGTGGTCAAAAATCAGAAACACAACTCATGTTAATTCGTGATGTGTTTAGCGCTTAAATAGTAAAAAAAGTAACTAATCTTATGAAATCAATCGAAGACCATATGGAACACGATAAGAAAATTATCGATGACCCACAGGCAAATCCAGCAGCGAGAAGACACGCCAAGGAAGAGTTACATGAACTCGAAGAATATGCAGAACATCATAAGGAAGAGATTGAAGCAGGCGATCATCACGATCCAAATGCGTTAGAATTATTTTGTGATAATCATCCAGATGAACCTGAGTGTTTAATCTATGACGATTAACAAAGATGTATCCAACAACTAATTTTATAGGTAAAGATCCAATGCAATGGTGGATCGGTCAAGTGACTGATCCAGATAAAGGAGAGTGGGGTGATTTATTAGAGAAGAAACAAGCGGAAGATGGAGAAGATATCTATGCATTTAGATGTCGTGTTCGTATTGTTGGATATCATGGTAGTGATAGTGACCTACCTGATAAAGATCTACCATTAGCACATGTCCTATTGCCACCAAATACTACGACCACTGGTGGTTGTGGTGCGACAATGCAATATCAAGGTGGTGAAGTTGTAGTTGGATTTTTCTTTGATGGTGTTGATGGACAACAACCAGTGATATTTGGAACTTTATTCAAACAACCATTTATCGCTGACAAGATAACATCCGCACAGTTTAATGCATCAAATCAAACAGACTTTAAACCATACACACCACCAAAAGTAAGACAGAGATCTGGCAAACAACGTCAGGCTCCCTCATCACCTTGGGGTGGTGGATTTTCGCCTGGCGAATTAGTTAAAACAATTGCACACAAACAAAAAGAAGCATCGACAAATATTACTTTTGATAATTTTACAGCTTGTGAAGATAATGAAATATCAAAAATAAGTAATACGATTAAAGACTTCACTCGTAAAATGCAAACTCTTCAACAATTGAATGAACAAAATTCATATGTTGATCCAATTTTCGGAGGTATTGTTGATGCTCAGACTGAGATAAAATTAACTACGAATCGAATTCATAATTCAATGACAAAATTGATTCGTCGTGGTCGTTCATGGGTAATACAGGAGACTTTAGATAAGTTATCGACAACTTTAAAAGATAAAACACCGAAACCATTACAAGCGCCTGCTGGACAGGCAACGAATGCTTTAATTGATACAGTCTTTTGTAATTTTGAAAAGATACAAGATCAATTGTTAGGTTATCTCGGAAAAAGTTTAGAAAATATGATTGGACAGGTTTTAGATGTTCCTGTCTGTGGTGTTGAGAATTTTATGAGTGACATGTTTGGTCAAATGAATAATATTTTAGATACAAGTCTTGGAAGTATGTTTGAACAATTAAACAACATTCAAGGTGGTGGTATTGCTCTTCCGAGTGCAACATTCACAAAAGCAATTAAGTTTGCAAATATCATTACAAATGTTCTTGATTGTGATAGACAAAACTGCCCAGAGAATACAACATATTCAACTAAAAATGGTGTTTCAAAAGCAATTGCAGATGAATTTAAAACTATAACTGATAAAATGGGATTAAAGGCAATTGGAAATCCTCTTTTAGATAGTATTAATGATGCAATTCCAGCAGTTCCATCTCGACCAGATTGCAATACTAATGTTCTTAAGTGTGGCCCACCAAGAGTTGATTTTATAGGTGGTAGTGGTCAAGGTGCATCGGGAAATGCAATTGTAAATGCTCTTGGAAATATTATTGGTGTAGCTATCAACGGAACAGGATTTGGATTTAGAGAACCACCTTTAGTGTCATTCTTTGATAGTTGTGATAAGGGATATGGAGCTGGAGGTTTTGCAAAAATGGGTAGAGTTTCTCCTGTTCGTTACACCGAATCAGATAGACAATCAGATTTATTGGCTTTGAGTCAATTAGCTAACACTGATGGAGTCAATGCAAATCAGATTCAAAAAATAATACCTGACGGAAAACAAGTTGGTGATATTGTGTTTGACAATGATGAAAACTCAGTCAAAATAACTAATGTTGGATTGAATGTTACTGGATCTAATCTACCAGTTTATATCGCAGATCCAAATGGAACTGAACTTGGTGTTGTGGGTGTTGTGATGACAGCGCCTGGTCAAGAATACTTACCAAATACAACTGAAGAGGATTTGGATGGAAACATAAAAGAAATTCTTCCAGATCCAAATGCAAACTATGATGGTGCAGTTTCTTATGTGACTACATTAGATGATGTTATTGTTGAAAATACTGGTTTTGGATATGATGATAATGATACTGCTTCAGTTGAAGGTGGATCTGTTGCCGTCGCTGGTGATACTCTGCCTGGCGATGCTACAAGTGAATCAATATCCAATCTTGGTCAAGCACAAGTTGAACTTCAAATTCAAGATGGTTTAGTTGTGGGTGCTAATGTAAAACAAGGTGGATTTGGATTTACTAAACTTCCAGAAGTTGTAATAAATAGTGACACTGGAGTTGGTGCTAAATTATCACCAGTTCTCAAATTCACTAGAATTGATGATGCATCTCAACTTGCTGACACAGATATTCCTTTCGATAGGAATCTTCCTCAAGATGTGGTTGTAACGGTAATTAGTTGTATTGAAAAGTAAATGTCAAATTCTAAAGCACCAAACGATAAACAAAACGTAGAAAGAGATGTTCATCTAAGATATTCTACTCAAAGCGGACAAAGTAGCATACATGGTGACACTCTATATGAAATTCAAACACAGGAGTCACAATCTTTTGCGTTTTATGCTGATAAGGGTGAAGGAAAGTCTGAGGGTGGTGGGCCTGGAACTGGAAAAGCAGTTTTATACACGCCAGGACAATCTTGTGAAGTTTTAGGTGAGGGATTAAAAGCTAGAGACGCTGGTGATATTCAACCTGTTTATGCTAAAACAATCAAATGTAAAAGAGGTGATTTATTAATTGATTGTGAAAATGGTGATGTTACAATTCAGGCAAGAAATATAAACCTTAATGCACAGGGCGGTGGTCAAGACGGACAGTTCATGGTTGAGGCTTGCAGACTTGCACAGATCAAGGCACCTGATATTCGTGTTCAAGGAGAAAAAATAATGATTAGTGCTAGTAATAGTGCTAACATAATAAGTAAAGGTTTCTTTCAACTCAAATATGGATTTGCACTCGCTGCTGCTGATGCTGACATGAGTTATGGTGTGATGTCAAGAGTATTAGAGAAAGCAACCACAATCTCACCACCCAAATTAGACTAATGCATATAGTAAAAACACAAACAGATAAACTTATTGTAGGAACAAATGATGTCTCTTACGTTGCACC